TATTGATCTGTGCAATCCAGAGTGCCGTTTTGGCATCTGAAGAGAGCGTATAAGAATCGCTCAAGATCGTACCTGAAGAACTTCCACCCATATTGGACATGCCACCAGTTGCACTGGTAACAACGCCCGTCATTAGAAAACTCCCAGCTGGGAGATTCATGACAGTGGAAGAACTCGAAACACCTGGGAGATTGTTCCAGGATTCTAAGGCACGAGTTGTGCCGAAGATGTTTGACCCATTAAGAGTACCACCTCCGGATTGCTTCATTGCATATCCAAAAGTAGGTGTCACCTCTAACTGGGGAATGAAGAACTCGATATCATAGTCAAGGTAGATGTTACCGCATGCAGTGTTGCCAGCAATTGCTGAGGCAGCAAGCAAAACGAAACGCCCCTGATTGGTCCATCGAGGATCAGTTCCATCGGAGTCACAATACAAGTCGGTGAGAGGATCTTGATCCTTAATTTCCCAGAAAACTGGTTTCTCACTTCCTTGCCAGACTTGCACCGGTTTTTCGCCCAAATGAGCACCGGCGCGCTGTAGATTCTGAACACCACTGGATCCTGTCGGATCATCAACGGTATCATAATCAACATAACCCAGAAGCTGACCGCTTACCTGTGCATTTGCAACAGGCGCATAGCGGAATTTGAGGCTACGAAATTTATAGCGCTCATAAAGCTTCGCGATGGTAGCCAGACGACCCAGGCCAAGGAGGCTTGGGTTCACAACGACGGTATATAACACGTCGCCGGCAGCAGCTGCCGTGGCACCAATCGTAATTGAGGTTAAATAGTCTGTGCCCAGACACCGCGTTGAAGATCGACCACGAATGGTTCGCATCTTGAGCGGTCGCATCATCTGTGATGCGGGACTGGCCAAATTGACTCCTTCAGAGTGAGGCTTCTTGAAACTCTTGAAGCTCACACGACGACCCTGACCCGACTTGGGTTTGGAGGGAAACGTCACTTGCAAAGTTTTAAGGACCTTGCGACCTTTTTTCATATTTCCTGACATGGGATCCCCGAGGAAAGACGGAGGAAGATTCCTCCCGGCGACTGTACATCACACATGCTGCACCTTTGCAGTCTGTCGACACTACGCTCACTATTCTCGCCTACTCACCACACCTTACCAGGAAGTCCTGTGGGTGGATATCGTGACAGCGTTTGAATAAATGAGCTTGGTACGGAATTATTGAGAGTCGCATTTGGCGACCCACCGTTTTGGGTTCAGAAGTGAGTTCCTCTATTTCAGAGTTTTGCGGCATACCCTCGACAGAAATCTGCCGAGGGCTCTACGCCCGTAAAGGCGCGCCTGGACTTGCTATTAGCTGAGCGGTACAACAGTACCATTCCTGCTCGCCAGCACCCGTCACTTCCGGTCATGTGTGACCCCACCGATAAGCAACTCCTGACTGAGATCTAGGTTCTACCTTATTCTCCGGTCAGTTGCATACCACCTGCTTTGCCCGCTTGATCGGGTAGGGCAGAGCCCTAACCGAACGAGTCTTGTGGTCGTCAACAGGTCCGATTTTCGATTCGGATTCGGAGCAAGTTTAACGTCATTTCGGGACGCAAGGGAATCCAAAGGAGAGTCTGCCGATTAAAACGGACTTATGACATACACCGGTAGCAAACCGGCTCCACGACAGGGAATACGAGTTGAACAAGTAATCCCTCACTTCATACGTTCATCTGGTATAGTCATTAATCTCGGAACTCTCGTAAGAGTCCGAGCGATTGCCGTTAATAACCGGACTTACATCGAACTGACGTGAACCATGATATGACACCGTATATCGGAAATGAAGCTCACCAGAAAGATCTCCTGGCATTGGAGAGCATCGACCAATGGCTCGTAAGCTGGATCCTGACAATTTTGTCATCCACTTCGTTTCGCCTTTTGGATCGGCAATACGCCATCCGGTCGGACCTTCTCTTCGAATTTCATCCAGTTTCTCTCTGCTACATTGGAAGAAGTTGTGCGAAACCGCATTCAACTTATCCTTCAGACCTAACCCTTCATCTACTGAGAATGGGTCAAATCTTACTTTTGAGATGGGAAGGTACTGCTTTGCTTCGCAGGCCTCTCTCTTGTAACAGGACAACTTCTGGACAGTCTGATGGGCAAGATACGTTGCATAACGTCGTTGCCATAGACTAATATGGTTTTTAACTCCATGACCATCAATCCCTAAGCCACCTCGGCTTCTCGGGAGAAAAAGATTCAAACGTGAATCGGTCACCTCTTGGACAGCACGCATGTTGTAGTGCATAAAACGTCCGAGAGCACGCTCCTTATTACAAGCAGAGCGGAGAACGAGTTCTATAGTCGAGACTATTGGGAGTTCGTCGGGATCTTCGTCCCCATCGTCCTCAAATACAGTCATCGACTTAGACTTACTTACCTTGTGTTGGCCCATTAAGAGCCCAGAGGAAAAGTAAGGAAGATGGCATCTGCCAGTCCTCATATACTCGGAGTCGAACAGTTCTGAATTAATAATCATGAACCGCCTGTGGCAATAATTCTTGCCCACCGACTTTACAAAACCAAAATCAGCCAAACCATCACTCCAGGTCTTGTACCTGGCAGTAGTGGCGGAGAATGCGATATCGTCTCCATTCACCAGAATCGGTAGGTCCCCATAAGGGACTCCGTCGAAAAGACTGATCCAACAACAGATGCAGTTGGCTATACAGAGGATTGGGAAAGATAATACACTTCCCATGAGCTGGCCAGTACCCTGAAGGACGGGTTTCAAACCTGAGTCCATCGGATAACTAATCACATGCTCATAAAGCACTTTGCGGGCCAAAACAATCAGCCTGCATGCCTCCTCACTCCAGTCAAGGTCACTCGCAATCCGTGCGAGGATAACCTCAAATATGGTCTTAGTGACCTCTATCTTGAGATTGTCAGTTGCCGCCGAATAGTCACCGGAGATCAACATTTCTCCGGGCTTTCGCAGTCTCAACTGTTCCTTGATGATATCCTCATCGACAGTATGTCCGATGAGCTGGAAAATGCGATTGCCTCTAAGACTAGAGTGCATCCATTTTTGTATGCCATGAACTGCGTTGTATGCCTGCGCACGACCCTTCGTAACCGTCCGAACCTTCAATGGTTCAAGAACGGCCGATACACCGGCGGTCATCTGACCCCGGGGGTATATCCGATTGGTATAGCAACCATCTTCGGAGCGCAACCCTAACTCATCGTCATCCACAGTGTGGAGGCCACCTGGAATCAAAATCGGATCCAGGCCATTTTCATGAGTATAGGCAGCAAACAACATCGCCGAACGGCTTGGCTCAAGCCAACCGCGACGCTCTGATACGACACCGGGTGTTGTTTCAACCATACCGACCAACTCGTCGGGCTTAGGTTCAACAAACGACTTTAGGACTTTAGCGAAATCATCGCTGAGAGTTGTACCATCTGCTTGTTTAAAGCCAGTACACACTTCTACTAAGTCCTTGGTCGTACGATAATCTCCCATCTGCTCTATGAGCGTCATATGTTGACCGCCCTTAGCCCGGCTCTTTTCAAAAGCAGCCGAATGAGATGGTTCACACTGCCTATCCTTAAAAC